GCTATGATATGTTGTAATTGTAGATACCAATCATCTGTTGTAAACATTCCATCATGGTCAATAAACGCAACCCAATCATCATCTGCATGTTGACTTAGGCAAGCATTATAAGCTTTGCCTAAATCTTTCTGACCAGTGTTATCCCAGGCTATGTGAGTCCAAATCCTAGGCATTATTTGTATTTTCTTGCAAGTGATGTAAAGACTTCTTTGATACGATTGATTTCTTTATCACCCATACCTTGATGCGCACCAATCAACATACCATTTTTCATTACATGATCTGCTTCTGGAAATTCTTTATCACCTTTCCATTTCATATTTTTCATAACCGGTTGTCTTGTAATGTTACCGGTAAAGATAGTTCTAACTTGCACATTATTTTTTTCAAAATGTATTTGCATTTGTTTTCTAGTAAATGGCGCTTTAGAATCTAACACCAATGGATAAGCGAGCCACGGTGTATCTGCTCTTCCAAAACCTACACCATCTACCCATCGCATATCCCAATAAGGTCTAAAAAATTCATTTAATTGTTCAAAATTTTTTTGTCTTATTTTTTTATACTTTGGTAATTTTTTTAATTGTTCCAAACCAAACGCTGCAGATATTTCTGAGGGTAAAAAGTTATAACCAATATCCGTAAATATAAATTTAGAATCATAATCAATACCATCAACTTTAGTATTAAATCTTCTTTCTATTGCTTCCGATTCATTAAACAATGCAGATGATCGTCCCCAACCTCTAAGCAATTTTAATTTACCAACTAATTTTTTATCATTGGTACAAACCATACCACCTTGTCCACCAGCAGTTATAATATGTGATGCATAAAAACTGGTAGTTACTAAATCATTGTACTTACCTGTCGTACCATCTTTACTATCCCAATATTTATATCCAATCGTATCTGCACAATCTTCAATAACTTTTAATCCATGTTGTTTTGCAAAATTATGAATCTCTTTCCATTTACAAACATTTCCTAATAAGTTTGGTACCATGATAGCAACTGTTTTATCTGTTAGTGCAGATGCAATGTATTGTGGGTCTGCAATAAATTCAGCATGCTCAACATCTACAAAATGAGGTATTAGTCCACACTGATAAATAGGTGCAACCGTTGTTGCAAACGTTAATGCCGGTGTAATAACTTCACCACCTTTTGGTAAATCTAAAGATGCTAATGCAATTAAGTTAGCTGATGATCCAGAGTTAACCATGACTCCATACTTCTTACCAAAGACTCTCGCTACTTGCTCCTCGAATCTCTTTACGAGAGGCCCGTCCATTAAGGTTAAATGATTTTTTAATACTTTATTTACCGCAGCAATTTCTTCTTTGCCGTAAACTGCATTTGCGTAATATACTTTATCCATTGAGTGCTCCTAATATTAATGAGATTGATATAATAACCATTGATATGTAAAATAATCCAAATCCATATCTCCTAGTTTTCATAATAAATTGTGACTTTTTTAAATTATTTAGTCTCTGTTGTTTTGGTGTCATTCTTCTTCCTTAGTTGTGATTGTAGATACATTTTTTGTTTTCTTAACATATCTATTTCTTCTTCTAGTTTTCTAATATGTGCAACAGAAAGTAAATCTCTTTCTTTTTGTATATTTTTAAATCTAGGTTCGTCTATCATTGTGTCCTTTCTGGTGTAATATCTAAATCCAAATCTTCTGGACCAATAGTTATTTCACCTTGATTGTTACAAGCATTGCAATCAATTGCAATTTTTTCTTTTTCATCTGTATCTTTCCAGATCATTCTATAACCATTACCCTTGCACTCTTCGCATATAATCTTCCCAAACATTGCCTTCTCCTTTCTTAAGTTCTTGTTTTAGTTTTTTTAAAGAGTGTTCTGATTCAAACACCACTTCAAATAGTGTTGCTGCTTTATGTGCAACTCTTGCAGGTGATTCATCAAAGTTTGTCTCAAGTAAAAAAGATATAATCTTTTTTTTATCCAACCATTTCAAAGACATGTTTAACTTTCTTTCTATTATTTTTAAATTGATTTATCTTATCCCAAACATAATCAGGACTCAACCCCGCCATTTCACATACAACATCAAAATTTTCTGATCGTGTGGTGACAAAGTTTCTCGCCTCTCGCTTCTCGTAGTCCGCTAAATGTATCTTACGAGGTAAGAATGCATCTTCAAATGTTTGTTTAAGTACTGCTTTCCAAAGTTCTTGATTCGGATCTTTACGTTCCTCGTAAAGAACTTTCATATTTTTATCTGCTAGGTTTAAGTCTACCATTTAGTTTTCTCGCTTTCTCTTTTACTAATTGTCTTATTACTTCACTTCTAGATATTTTCATATCCGGGACCATATGGTCTTGTAACTTGGTGACAGTTACATAAGTACTATCATCAACAGTTATATTTTTATATTTAGTATAATCAGTCATACTATTTCCTTTCATTCGTTAAGCTATGAATATAGGATAATAAAATAATATGTCAAGTATTATACTTGAGGTTTTTTAGGTGGGATAATTACGTTTTCTTCTTTAATTTGTTCTGGTAAACAAGAAAATTTTGGATACAATTGATAGGTTTCAATTGCATTTGCAGATAGATGTTTTCCATCAAACATTAATTCAAATGAATCTCCTAATCCATTTCTAACACAACCGTAGTGTGTACCATATTCTTTTTTATATTCAAAAAATTCTGGTTTAGGTGTAACACATTCTCCACTTAATATGGAGCAAACATATAAAGTCAAGATCCACTTCATGCTCGACCTTGTCCATGATATGCTTTCTTTTGTCTTTTTTCTGCTTTATTTAAATTTTTCTTGTGACGTCTTGGACGCTTTGGTGGTTTTGGTCTAGGTACGTAGTTAGTAAATTTTTGTTTTGCCATCGTCTTTTAAATTATCCTTGATATATTTTATATCAGAATCTGACAATTGCATATACCTAATTCTTCCATTTACGTGTTGTTTTGTATCTTCCCCACAATTAGTGCATCTGTAGTAATCTTGAACAATTGCAACCATAATAGTGTCTTCTTCGCAGTATTCACAAAATCCATCTACAGTGTCTATTTTATTAAATAATCTTATTCTTTTCATACTAAGTCCACTGTTTTTCTTATTAATTTATTAATTTCCGGTAAATAAATATAATTTAATTTACTATTGTCGAATAATTCTTTTAAATCCTGCATAGTCTCTACTAAAACTTCTCCTGGTAGATTTAAACTAGTATTAATTAATATTGGAATATTTTTAAGTTTATTAAAAGCTTTTATCAAATTATAAAAATGTAGGTTATCTTTTTTACTTACAGTTTGTATTCTTGAATCATTATTTTTTGATATACCTGTTGTCATAATATTTTTCTTTTTTATTTTAAATACATACATCATATGTGGAGACTCTTCAATTGGCATTTCAAACCATTCTTTTGTTTTTTCTTTTAATATTGAACAAGCAAATGGTCTAAACCATTCTCTTTTTTTTATAGCGTTTAATTTTTCATAAGCTTTTTTATGAACTGGATTCATTAATAATGATCTGTTTCCAAGTCCTCTTTGCCCTTGCTCGCTTCTAGACTGAAAAATTGCAACTGGTTCTTCTATTAAAACTTTAGCAACCTCTTCAGGTGTTGTATTGTAAATTTTATGTTTCATAAAAATATCTATATTTAAATCTTGTGGTATACCTAAATATATTTGATTATTTTTTATTTTATTTTTTAAATAAAAATTAGCTGCACCTAAACTTAAACCAAAATCTCCATTAAAAGGATCACAAAAAACTTTATTAAATTTATTTAATAATTTAGAATTATACAAAACATTTTGAGCACATCCTCCAGTAAAATGAACATTATTTTTTATATTCCATTTATTTATAATATTATCCATATCTTCTTCAAAATTTTTTTGTATTTTAGCAGGTCTCTCATCGTATAAGCTCCACGCCATTGTTTTTCCACATTCTAGTGGGTTTTCAAAATGCATATTTGTAAAATTTTCGTATCTTAAACCTATTTTATTAAATTCAGTAGTTATATGTTTAAGTCCTTTGTTAAAAGAATATAAACTTTCACTTTCAAATGAATCTTTGTAATCAGTTCCAGTACCATCGCATACTAAAATATTTTTTATTTTTTTATTCCAAGTTAAAGCACAATAAGCATGGAATAAATGATGATATTTTTCAAAATATTCTATTTTTTCTATTTTTCTTAATTTTTTACTTTGGTTTAAAATGTCATACCAAATAGGCAACGAATGATTCGAAGAACATGAAATAATAATTTTATCTATTTCTATTTTTTCTAATTCGTCTTTTAATTTTTTTACAGGAAATGTCCAATGTTTTAATCTATTGTATCTATCTATTTGTGTATGCCACACAATCTTATTATCTTTTATATATGTTACACACCCATCATGAGATGCCCAAATTGATAAAATGTTCACTTTTAAATTAAAGCAAGTCTACCGCTTTTCCTATTATTGGTTTATATTTAACTCTTTTATCTTCTCTGTACGCGTGCATAAATTGTCTTCTAGGCTGGTAGGGTATCCAACTGGCATGAATCCACCCACTGTTTGGCTCACCAGGAGTATAAAACTCCAAAATTAATTGATCTGTCTCTAAATATTTATGTATCCAATCAGCAACTTCTGCATTGTCCACACCTAACACTTCGAAATCTGCGGCCTCAGCTTTGGCATGCTGTGAATTTTCTGAGCTTCCTATTGCTTTACATAACTCAGGGGATCTATAACCGCTAGTCACCTTGACTCTTCCGAACTGGTCCCGGACGGGTTGAAGTACATTTTCACACAGTTGTTTTAATTTATCAATCTGGTCACCGTTAGGTTCATTATGAATATTTAATCTGATTGCAGTATCCGATTTGATTAGCTCTTGTAAGCTGAAGTTTCTGGAAAGGTTCATGTTAGTTTTTCTAAAATAAATTTTTTTAAATTACTAAATGTTAGATGTGGATACATACTTTTAAATTTTTTAAATTCAAGTTTTATTTTGTTTTCACACAAAGGTGTCATTAAAAATAAAGGATCTCCCTGTTTTATATGTAACATATTTACATTTTTTTCAACAGCTATAAAAAAATTTAAATCTCTTTTATAATTAGATGGTAACACACCCGGTAAAATATTTAAATCATTAAAATGATAAGAAGACTGTGACATAAGTAAAGATATATCTGTATTTAAAGTTATTGGTAATGTAATTTTAGTAATAAATTTATATTTATCGGTGTTTATATAATCTATAAATTGAGAATTTGAATGCACTGAAACAATGTCTCCGTATCTATTGAGATTTATTTGTCCGACATGATAGTATTGAATACCTTTTTCATTATATTGTATGTAAATATCATAAGGAGAAGTTACCAATATAGATCTTCTATATAAATTAATAAAACCAGGACAAGTTTTTATTGTGCTTGAGAAAGGTAAAATTGTACTCATATTTTCAATATTTAAATTTTTAGGTATTTTAGAAAAATATTTTGGAAAATTATGTGGTATCATTTTAAACATATTTTTTGCATCTTCTTCTTGAAGAATATCAAAATAATTAAAAGTTATTTTTTTACTGAACATAGTTAAAATTCATTACGTATCTTTTGTGTGTATCAGTTTGATATTTTACTTTGTGTAAAATATTACTATTAAAAATAAGAATTCTATTTTCTACACTATCAACATAAATTTTTTTATTATCTATATTTAATATTGTTTTAGCATTACATGTAGTAAAATATAAAATAGCTGTAGTGGTATTTTTACTTTTAACATCTGTATGATATAGCGACTCTTTAGTATCTATATCTCTCACAACTAAATTTACCCTTACTTGAATACAAGTTATACTTTTTAATTTTTTTAAAATTGGAGTGATATGTGGATCAAAAAAAGGATGATCTGGTCTATCATTATTATAGTAACAAAAGTTGAAAAACCCATTACTTTTAGTTTTTTTATCACTTAAAACATCAGTTTGTTTTAAATACCAAGGAATTTGGTCACTTTGGATATAAAGTTTAATGGTATCATATAAATTTTTATCTAAAAAATTATCAATTATTTTATAAGACATTTTATTTTAAATGTAGTTCAGTTAAACCATCTTTAGTACCAATGGTACCTTTGTAAAAAGTATTAAAAGCAAGACTTGTTCTAACATTATTTCCTTCTTTACGATATACTTGATGTATTGTATCCGATGGAAATAAAATTAATTGCCCTGCTTCTACATTAAATTTCCAAATTTCAGAATTATAAATATTATAGTTTTTTACTTCTGGTTTTACAGTTTGATAAGCTTTAGGATTTGAAAATATAATACTATCTTTATGAGAATCAAAATATAATACACCTGATACAACTGAATTAGGATGTGAATGTTGATGATGAAATTCTTTTTGTTTAGTATAATTTAACCATGATTGAGTTATATAAAGTTCTACATCATTTGCAGGTGAAATAAGTTTTTCTAAATAATCTTTGCAACATTTTTCTATAAATTTTTTAATATCTTTAAATTCTTTTTTATTTAAAACATAGCTATCTTTTGTGGTGTAGTTACCAACATTATTTACACAATGTTTTCTTTGATCTTTAATAAACTGTAATTCTTTTTTTGTAAATTTTCTATCCATATAAGACATGTAGATTGGAGTTGGAAATAAATAATTTATTTGAGTTTTTTTAATCATTTAAAAACACCAAGATACAAATGAGTACCTTGTTCCTTTTGTTACTGGTTTAACTAAATGTGGATATAAAAAAGTTGATGGAAATATTAACACATCTCCAGTTTTAAGTTTTATTTCATAATTATCGAACATTATAAATTCACCACCTTTATAATTATCATTTAATACAGCCACTATACTTAAAATTGGAACACCTTTTGGTTTACCTGGAAATAAAGAATGAATAAAATCACAATGTTTAGACATTATTTGATTTTTTTTATATCTATTAAATCTAATTCTAGAAAATCCAGCCCAGCTTCTAAAAATTTCTCCACCTATTTTATCGGTAAGTATATATTTTTCTAAACTTTTCCAAACTAAACGATACAATTCATTTCTATAAGTTAAATTACCGTCATTTAAAGTAACATCTAATTCTTTTTCTTTATTTATAGATTCTTTTTTATATGTTCTTCCATCTGAATATTCATGTCTTTCCCAGATATCTGCTTCTTCTAATTCTTTTATAGTTTTAGCTGCAAAATTTTTAGGTATCCATCCCTTTAGATGAAGAATATAATTCTTCAAATTCATTGAATGTTTTTTCATAAATCTTTCTATTTTGGTTTTATAATTTTGTCTATACTTATACTACCATCTATATTTTTTTCAACCATTGCCTCGACTTCCCCGCACATAAAACGTTTATCATTCATATCCATATTTCTATTTGCTTCACGTTTCATCTTTAAACATGTAGAGATATCGGGTTGAATACGATGTTCAACCAATTCTCCTGCTATAAATAAACAAAGTGCAATAACTGTTTGTACCATTAGTGATTCCCATTTAATTTACCAATATTAGCTCTGACGCTATCTTTTAATTTTTCTGTATCAATTCTTAATCGTTCTACATCCATTTGTAGTCTTTCAATATTAACTCTATTGTTCATCATACCATCAACTCTTATAGTTAATTTTTCTAACCCTTCTGCTATATGTTCGAGCAACATGAACTGCTCCTGGTCTATGGGTTTTTGAGCTGATGCTTCTAATAAGTCCTGTTCAAATAATTTATTTGCTGTTTCTAATGCGTTCAATCTTTCAATAACACCAAAGGCAAACCATGCGCCTACAATTACGGCTGCGACTAACCCTATTAAATTACGTAACGGAAGACCGATACTTGTGTTCTCGTCGATTTTTATTGACATGATAGACACTCATCAGAACCTGAATCTAGTTCTGCTAATGCCTCTTCTTTACAATCTTGACTACAGAATAAATCCAATTCATCTTTTGGTTGGAATTCTTTCTCACATTGTTTACATTGTTTCATTTTTTTCTCCCTCGTTTTTTTCTTAATATTTTAACTCTTTGATGCCATAACCATGCAGTAAGTTTAATAGAATAAGTTTCTATTTTTGAAAATAATATATCAATAAAACCAAAAAAATTATATAACCATTTATCCATCATTTAGTTGCAATTTTACCTTTGTTAGGCCCTTCCTTAATTACATATTTTTGTGTACCATTGGCACCTGTTTCTACTTCTTTTTTTAAATTTTTAAATAAAATTTTTTCTTTATTTTTTTTATCTTTTTCTTTTAAAAATGTTTCAATTGTTTTAGTATCTCTCATTTATCCTCCTTTTTTTCTATTTCATAAAACATTTTGTCACTATCTTCTGTAACCCAGTCCGAATCTTCACAATCCCAGACTGTATTTTGTACTTTATAGTCAGGCCAGCTGTTATCAGTAGTGTAACTATTAACATGCCACAGAATGCGATTATTAGGCTGAGCTGCAAAATTGCCGTTATTAAGAGCCAATATATGTGCACACTTATGTTCTTGAGGTATTTCACTGTGTTCAACATTGAGTATATTAGTCTCCGGGTGCGCCCAATCAACTGTAAATAAATACTGTCCATGATAAAATTTTTTATCTTTACCTAAATATTTTCCATCTATACCAGCCAGCCAATCAAAGCAATGCACACTAGGCCAATAACTAAAACAGTTCCACAATTCCAACTCGTCGACTGACATATCTGGCACTTCGGATCTAGAAAAATGTTTTTGGAAAAACGCTGAGATAGGCAACCTCCAATAGCACGCACCATTGGGTAACATGATATTAAATAAGAGTGCACGACCTGAAATAGAGACAAGACCAAAGATAACGCAGTCACAACTATCTCCCTTATACTTTTCATCCATGTCGTAAAGATATTCTTTACGGATTTTACAGTAAATTGGTGGTATGTTTGCGTTAAGATATGCCATAAGTTCCTCATTTTATTGCTCCTACTAAAATTTCTTTTCCTTTAAAAGAAGGTTCTCCATAATGCAATATTTTTCCATTGAAAACAACCATTTTTCCTTTTTTAGGAGAAAATTTTTTATTTATAGGATCTTTTAATACTGTGTCTCCATCTGAATTATTTAAATATAATATAAAACTATAATCATCTGGTTTATGTAAATGTTCTCTTTGATAACCTCCTTTTTCATATTTAATATAATGTATATGAAATATTTTTTTATGTAATTCATTTATTGGAACGATTTGTTTAAGAATATTATCTGAAAATAATCTAATTATATTTTCACTTTGAAAACCTTTTTCAGTGCATGTTTGATTAGAACAATCCATACCTTTATATGAATTTAATATTTTTTTAATTTTATCTATTATTTTTTTATCTACATTATAATATACACATTCAAACATAATATTTACCCATGTATTTCACCCCAAGTATTACCATATTCATAATCAACTTTATTTGGGACAGCTAATTTAACAGCGTTTTCCATAATCTCAATTATCTTTTTAGCCTGTTCTTCCGACTCAATAGATATATCTAATTCATCATGTATTTGAATGTGCGGTATAATACCTTCATTATATAAATCTAACATTGCTTTCTTCGTCATATCAGCTGCACTGCCTTGAATTAATTTATTTAAAGCTTTGTAAGTCATTGCTCTTCTTATATTAGCTCTTGTTGCATTAGGATATTTTTCAAAATACGCAGCTTCTGCATCAGGTTTACTCATAGGTGCAATAAATTTACCATTGTTCCATTCAGCTATTTCCCATTTATCAAATCTACATCTACGACCTAACAGTGTACCAATAGATCCAGATTTTTGAGACATCTGAGAAGTCATGTTCATAAGATCTTTTACAAATGGAACATTCTCATGATATTGATTAAATAATTTTTCCGCTTCATCTTTAGTAGCCAAACCTAATTCTGCTTGTAATTTTGCTTTACCCATTCCATAAAACAAACCTAAGTTAATTGTCTTTGCTTGTGATCTAGATATTCCTGCCATGTCAGCAACTTTTTGGTGAAAGTCTACAGAGTCTTTTTGAAATTCTTTAACAATGTCTACAACAGAATCATCATACATAATTGGATCAGTGTTTGCTGCATAGTGTACAACTAATCTTGGTTCCTGTTGTGAATAGTCAAAACAACCCCAAGTACAATTTTCTTCTGGTATAAATAAACCTCTAATCATTGGACCTAAATCTTTATTTCTTGCAGGAATTTGTTGTAGGTTTGGATTACTATAACTAAATCGTCCTGTCACCGTTCCACCTTGATCAGAACGTATTGGATTTATATCTGCATGTATTCTACCTTTATATTCATGTTTTAAAATTGTATCTATAAAAGTTGTGTGTGCTTTATTTATTTCTCTTGCTTTTGCAATTTTTTGTACTAAAGGATGTTCGTGTTCAGACAGAAAATTTTTAGTAAAACTAGGCGCTTGTGATTTTACAGTTCTTTCGTAAGGTAAATTTAATTTATCAAAAACTTTTGCAATGCTTCTTGCAGCCCATATCTGTGGCTCAATACCTGTCTCTTTTTTTACATCTAATAGCAATGCTTGCTCTTGTTGTGTTAATCTTTTCTTTAATAAGTGAGCTTTCTCCACATCTACTCGCACACCTTTAAATTTCATATCAACCAAACATGGAAATAATTGTGTTTCCAGGTCAAATATCTTTTCTAATTTTTGTCTTTGTATTTCTCCAGATAATTTTTTAAATAGTTTTAAGGTTAATGTTGCATCTTTTTCTGCATAAGCTCCAACATCCATTGCAGGTAATTTATACATTTCTGATTTAGCATCTATACCGGCTGCAGCTGCCGCATCTACTAAAGCTTTTTCATCTTTTACTTCACCAAGATAATCAAAACCAACACTGTTCAAAGAATAAAATAATCTGTTCTCGTCAATTAAAGATGCCATCACCATTGTATCAATGATATGTCCATTAATTTGTATTCCGTATGATCTTAACCAACACACATCATACATTGCATTGTGAAATATTTTTATGGTGTCTGTTGCACAAACTTCTTTTATATAATCTATTACAATTCTTTTATCTAAATTACCTTCTCTATGTCCTATTGGATAATAACCAGACCAACCATCAACAGCTAAAGCAAAACCTATAATCTCACCCTCACCAATTACTGCACCAGATCCTCTTGTTTTTAAATTTGGGTCTCTTGTTTCTAAGTCAATTGCAATATATTTTTCTTTACTTAAATCAGGAAAATTTTCTGGACAAGTCCATTCTGTTGCTGCTGTAAACATTATATCAAATCAAATAAATAAATTGTTACTAATGAATAAAAAAATAAATCATGCACTGCAAATAAATTCATTTCTTTTTACTCATGTCTTTCATCTTTTTAATTTCTAATTCACAATAATGAATTATCTTTTCTAAGTCTTGTATACCATTTTTATTCATATATCTACACACGTACTTAATTACGTTTCCTTGAAAAAATGAAAGATCATTTTTTGAAATAAATTCATACGGTTGAATGTGAAAGTCTTTGTAGTGACTCCCGCCTATTTGTTTATTTTGTGGAAATGCTTCATCAAACATATCTTTACTTGTCATATTATTTCTTCTCCTATGTTATATTGATATTCATAACCTTGATTCATTATGAATAAGTTTTCTTTTGCTCTTGT